GGAGAACAGGCAAACTCTTGGGGTAATACGACTAATAATAACTTTTCACAGTCATTAGAACATTCAATTGCTGGTGTATACACGAAAAACTTAGGAGCTTCATCTAGCCCTTATACACTAACCACGAACAACGGACCACAAACTCAAGCTAATAATGAAGCTAGACAAGCTGCAATTATATTTACAGGTCATGCATCAGATTTTATTATACAATTTCCTGCTGTAGAAAAACTTTATTTTTTAAGAAATGCAAGTTCATCTAACAAAATTACAGCTAGATTAGGTGGCGGTGGTAACACCTTTGTTATTAATCCAGGTAGAAACGTATTTTTGTCTACTGACGGAACAAATTGGTTTGAAATACAAACACAAGGTAGTGACTGGTTAACAAAAACGAGTAATTATACTGCTTTTGCAGGAGATAAAATATTTGTTGATACATCAAGTTCCGCTTTTACAATTACTTTGCCAGCAACTGCAGCTGTCGGTGATGAGATTAGATTTTTAGATTTAGCAAATAGTTTTGACTCCTACAATTTGACTGTAGGAAGAAATAGTCATAAAATAGACGGACAAACAAGCGATCTTACGGTGGCAACAGAAGGTGCAGCATTTGCGTTAGTGTATTCTGGTGCAACTTACGGATGGAAACTACTGGAGAAATAATATGCCAACTTACGAATCAATTAGATATAAATTTTCAGGTACAGCAATTACAGGTGTTGTGCAAGAATCAGAAAATTTAAACGACGTAGCTAACAAAGGAACATCAAGAACAAATTTAGGTGTTGAAATTGGTAGTGATGTACAAGCTTTTATATCTGCAACTGCAGGGACGAATGCTAATGGATCTAGAACTGTATCTACAAGTAGCCCAACAGGTGGCTCTGATGGAGATATCTGGTACAAGTACACGTAATGCATGACAGTATTTGTTAAAGATGGTGGTTCTTTTAGAGAGATAAGTGAGCTCTTTGTAAGAGACGGCACGTCCTATACAAACAAAACTGTTACAAATGCCTATGTCTATCATAGTGGCTCTTGGCGTGAAATTTACACATTATTTACAGCAACAAGTTACGTAACTGAAGGTCCTGGCACACATACCATAACAGTTCCCTCTCTTGCTAATGCAATACATATACAGTTTGCAGTCGCAGGTGGATCAGGTGGTATGAGAGGTGCTGACTATGACAAAGCTGGGGGTGAATCTGCTGGTCCTGCTGGAGCATCGGGTGGTTATATATCTGATGTAGTTTACCAAGTAACAGGAGGCGAAACTTTAACTGCTGTTGTAGGTGCTGCTGGTTCTAAAGGAACTGGAGTATATAGTGGATCTTCTGGCGCAGGTGGTAACACTACTTTAACAGGGACATCTTCAGCAAACATTTTTACTTTAACTGGAGGCGGTGCTGCTTCTGTTTCAGGTGGTGGTGTACAGGGTCCTTTAAGATCAAACAATGCTAGTACAGCAGGAACTGGCACTTCACAAGGAACAAGAAAAACTACTTTTACAACCACTGGTGGTCTTACACAAGCTTCAACAGGAAGTAACGGTTTTACTGGTGGTCCAGTGGCTACTTTTAATCAATTAGGTAATGGTAACGCTGGAACAAATCCTGGAAACTGTGGCGGTGATAACTGTACAATTGGTGGTGGTACAGGTGGATCTTCATATGGCACTGCGGTAGCAGGTGGCGCTGGTGGTCCAAACGGTAATTCAAATGGACAAGCTGGTACAAGAGGATCTGGCGGTGGTGGTGGAGGTACAGAACCTGGTTCTTCTTCTGGTGGCGATGGTGGACCTGGAGAGTTTAAATATAGATTTTTAAGGACTACATAATGCCATTAACAAAATTAAATATAGCACCTGGTATAGATAAACAAGATACAGAATACGGCGCTGAAGGGCGTTGGATTGATTCTGATAATGTAAGATTTCATTACGGTTTGCCTCAAAAAGTAGGTGGTTGGCAAAAACTCATACAAGATACATTAATTGGTGTTGCAAGAGATATACATACGTGGACATCATTGGATGGTGTACGGTACACGGCTCTTGGAACAGATAGAAAATTATATCTTTACTCAGAGGGTGTCGCTTATGACATTACGCCTCTAAGACTAGAAGCTGCTTTGACAAATCCATTTACTACAAATGGCACAACAACTGTAACAGTGGCTCACACAAGTCATGGAGCAGCAGAGGGTGATTTTGTTACCTTCGATTCTTTTAGTGCTATTGATGGACTGGACATGAACAAAGAATTTCAAATAACTGAAGTTGTAAATGCAAACTCATATAAAGTTACACACACCAGTCAGGCTAGTGGTAGCACAAGTGGTGGAGGTGGATCAGGTAATGCTAAGTATCAAATATCTGTAGGCGTTGCATCATCAACTTATGGTTATGGTTGGGGTACAGATGCATGGAATGTTGATGCATGGAACACTCCGAGATCAACTTCAACGGTTACACTTGACGCTAGAAATTGGTCGTTTGATAATTTTGGTGAAGATTTGATTGCCACTGTACACAAAGGTAAAACATTTAGATGGGACACGTCTAATGGAACAGGAGTAAGAGCTGTTGCTATTTCACAAGCTCCTACGAGCTCAAGATTTACTCTAGTATCAATGCCTGACAGGCATATATTTTTGTTTGGCACAGAGACAACAATAGGTGATAGCACAACACAAGATGATTTATTTCTACGTTTTTCATCACAAGAAGATTTTACAACATGGGGACCAACAGCAACAAATACTGCAGGATCTTTTAGAATACAAGATGGGTCAAAGATTGTGGCAGCAGTAAGATCACGTAATGCTGTTTTAGTATGGACAGATACATCACTTCATGCAATGCAGTTTGTTGGTGCACCATTTACTTTTTCATTAGTACAAATTGGTGCAAACTGTGGTGCTGTAGGTGTGCATGCTGCCGTTGACGTAAACGGTGTAGCATACTGGATGTCACAAAATGCTTTCTATCTTTATGACGGTTCAATTAAAAAAATACCATGTAGTGTGCAAGATTTTGTATTTGAAGACTTTTCTATTACACAACAACCAGAAACATATGTTGGTGTAAACTCAGAGTTTAACGAAGTGACTTGGTACTACGCCTCTACAAATGCAACACAAATAGACAGATCTGTGACATACAACTATCTTGAAAAAACATGGTATACATCAACACTGTCAAGAACAACTTGGACAGACTATGGTGTATATCAAAGACCTTACGCTACAAAATTTGATACAAGCACAACAGGCACAACTCCTGCTGTTTTAGGCGTAACTGCGGGATCATCTATTTTTTATGAACATGAACAAGGTGTTAACGACGATCAAAGCGCAATGACAGCGTTTATTACGTCAGGTGATTTTGACATACAGGACGGTCAACAAATATTATCTTTAAGTAAAGGTATACCTGACTTTAAAAATCAGGTTGGAGATGCAGTGGTAACGATGGGTTTTAAAACTTATCCAACAGAAACTGGATCGACGATAGATAGAACAGTAAATAATACTACAAAATTTTTTAATTTACGTGGTAGAGGCAGACAAGCTAATGTAAAAATAACAAGTAATACTTTAGATTCAAACTGGCGTTATGGTACGTTACGTGTGGATGTAAAACCAGATGGAGGCAGATAATGGCTAAAATAAGCACAACAAGGCTACCAGATGCGCCACAAGAGTACGAAGCTATACAATTTGATACTCTTATTCGTATCTTGGAGCAAATAACACAACAATTAAACTTTGGTTTTCAACAAGATTTGAAAGACGAGTCAACAGCGAGGACTTTTTTCCTTGGCTGATTTTTTTAAATTATTTTCTAAGACTGCTACAGGGTCTAATACAGCTGTTTACACAGTGCCTACAGCTAATGAAGGAGCTGTGCCACCTGTTTTGCCGACAACAGCCATAGTAAAAAGTATTAGATTATCTAATGTTTCTGGTGGCGCTGTGGCGACTACAGTTACTGTATTAGATTATGATGCTAGTTCTCCCTTAGAAATAGAGCTTTTTAAGAGCAGTTTAGCAGATGGTGCAACTCAAGAAGTTTTATCACAACCTGTGTCTTTAGAGCAACAAGATGCTATTAAAATTGTCGGTAATGGTGTAAAAATAGCAGTAAGTTTAATGGAGATTACATAATGTCGATAGGTAAAAAAGTACAAGATGCAGAACAAATAGGCACTGAAATAGTAGATGGTAAAGAATTACCAGTTCTAAAACCTGAAGTGTATGTAAAAATTTATTGTAAGAATTGTAGCGCTGAAGTAGACAGTGAAGAACAAGCTACTGGTGATTGCAACGACTGTGGTAAACCTTGGGCCGAATCTAAGGCCAAAGATGTTACCATTCGTGTCGTTAAAATGCCTGACGTAAAAGGTGAGACAAAAGAATAATTAGTCTTCACACTGACAGTTTTTACAATGATGTTCTTTGTTGTCGTTAATGTGTCTTTCTAAATCTCTCTCGGCTGCCATCAGCCTTTCATGATATCTGCTCACCTTATCAGCAAGGTTAGCAATAGCGCTTAAATATTCTTGTTCAGTCATATTATCTCCTGTTGATTGTTAATTTTGGTGAGAACCTAATGTAAACATATTTTTTTGAACTTCAACAGAACTTTTTAAAATTGTTTTCTTGACAATTAAAACGACTCAGAATACGTCGGCGTTAAATACTCTATTTTTGATACCCAACCTCTTGGTATTGCAATTGAACCACCACCGTGATTATCATCTTTATCAGTGCACCACGAACGCATAATGACTATTTTCTCTGGGTTTTTAACGACCATGTACCCAACTTCTTGACACACGGCCAACGGAGCATTAAGTATGTCTTTTATAGGCAACCAACCTGTTTCTGTATCACGGGCGTCTAACCACGTCACACGGACCATAGGCACCTTTGTAATATCAAAGCTCATTTTAGGTTGCATGATACTAGAAATTTGCCTATAATTATACGATTAAATAGGTTTATTCTCAAGGCCGACCTCCTTGCTCAAAACAAGTCATGAATTGCTAGGAGTACATGTTAAAGAAGTTTTTTAGAAAAGTCAGAAAAGTAGCCAAAGATATAGCACCCATAGCGGCGCCTATCGCAGGATTTGCAATGGGACCTTTAGCTGGTGCAGGCATTGGAGCATTACTAGGACAATATGGTGGTAGAGAAGGAGCACTTAGAGCAGCGGCTCTTGGCGGTATTGGCGGTCTTGCAGCAAATTATGGAACTGGTCAGGGTTTACTAAAAGGCACTGGCATGAGAGGTTCTGATTTAGCTTTAAGAGATGTAGCTAGAAATATCTTCATGGGTAAAACAGCAGGATCGTCAGGCAACATGGCAAATATTCCAGCTGCAGATTTTGCAAAACAAACAAGATCAGGTGGTATTTTGGGTATGTTATCAGGTGGTAAAGGTTTACTAACAGGCGCAGCAATCGCAGCAATATTAGGCAGTCAAAAAGAAGATGATCCTGAGATGAGACCAGAAATAGAAGCAGGCAGTCAAGGACAACTTGGTGGTTTAGGCGATACAACAATAAGTTATCTTAATCCACTAGATCCAATATATCCTAAAAATCAAATTGGATACGGCGGCGCTGTTCCTGTATACGCAAAAGGAGGTATTGCACAATTAAATAAAGGTGCAAGTATAGATATTAAAGAATTAGAAACATTGATGGAAGACGGTAAAATGACATTAGAAGAGGCAATGGATTACCTACAAAGTGTGCAAGGTAAAAAAGAAGGTGGCACTGTGGATGATTTTGGTGGTATAGAAAGATTTAAAAGAAAAAATGGTAAAATAGAAGGGCCAGGCACAATGACTAGTGATGACATACCAGCAATGCTTAGTGACGGTGAGTTTGTAACAAAAGCTGTAAGTGTATTAGGTGCTGGTGTAAAACACGGTGGTGCTAAAACAAAAGAAGATGCACGTAAAAAAGGTGCAGAGTTTTTTTACAACCAACAAAAAGAATTAGAACCATTTGGTAAGAAGGTATTATAATGTCAGTACAAGAACAAATAGTTAGACAACCCGAGTTTGTAGAACAAAGAAGTGAACAATTATTAGCCTCTGTATTTGGTGATCCAAATGCAACTAAACAACCAGGCGAGTCTGATGCAGCATTTAATTTAAGAAAGTTTGGTATATCAGGTGTATCTCAGCCTATACCAGCTCAACAATTAGCAGGATTTAGTCAAGATCAACTTGCTGGCATGCAAGGTATTAGAGAAGGCATAGGAGCATTTCAACCGTTTCTAGATAGAGCGTCCGCAGACCTCGGCACAGCATCACTTACAGGTGCACTGTCAGGCACTACTTTGGCAGGAGCCCAAGAACGTTTTGATCCTACAACAATGGTTGATCCGTATATGAATCAGTACAATACAGCTGTAATAGATGAGATACGAAGACAAGGAGACATATCACAAGCAAAACTTGCAGGTCAAGCAACACAACAAGGTACGTTTGGTGGATCTAGATTTGGTGTAGCATCAGCAGAATTAGAAAAAGGTATATTAGGACAGATAGGTTTAGCATCACAAAGAGCTTTCGATACAGCGCTTAAAGCATCTATGGCAGGTCAGGAATCACAACAAAGAAGACAGCTTGCTGCTGGTGCAAATTTAGCTAAAACAGCATTAACACAGGGTAGAACAGCTGCTTTGACAGGTGGTATTGGACAGTTAACATCACAATTAGGATTACAGGATGCGAGACAACAACTTGGTATAGGCCAGTTGCAACAACAATTAGGACAAGCAAGTCTTGATGTTGCAAGAAGAAACGAATTAGCAAGACAACAAGAACCGTTTAGACGAGTTCAGTTTGCAAGTGACATTCTACGTGGTGTACCTAGTGGACAAACAACATACACAAAAGTACCAACAGAAAATCCATTTTTACAATATGCAGGGCTAGGAATTGCAGGATTAAGTGGGTTAAGTGCTTTTGGTGAAGCGTTCCCTAATAATCCATTCATGCAACAACTTGGGGCTTAAATGGCTACCGAACCATTTACAATTGGTAATTTACTAACAGACCTTAAAGCAGAGGATGCTGCTAGAGATCAAAAAATGCGTGATGGTATTTTTAATTTACAATTACAGCAAGAACAAGATTACGAAGGAGCAAGTGGTATTAATGCTTTTCGAACAAAAGATACAATAGAGTCACCAGGAGAAGATGTATTAGCTAACGCACAACTATCTATGAATAGACACCTTACATCAATAAATCAGGGTGTAGATGCTGACTACTTAACTAAAAACCCTGATCTATCTAAATACATTATTGGTGATTTAGACACACAAAAATTTAATTTTTTACAACAAGCTTTAAACGATAATCAATTAGCATTATCTTCACAACTACAACAAAAAGATCCAGAGAAATATAAAAAAATATTTGATGAACAGAAAAAGGTTGTCGACGAATTTACAGAAAAATACAGCAACCCTGATATACTTACTGATCAAAAAGAAGCAATAAAAGACAGAGAAGAAACACAATTAGCAGAGATTGAAAAACTTTTTGCCGATGATGATAGTAGCTTTCAGAAAAAACTAGCTCTTGCACAATTTGGTTTGGCCCTTGCTGGTGGTAGATCTATGGGAGGTAAACCCTTTCCTATTGTAGCAGAGGCAGGACAGCAATTAATTCAAAACTTAGCACAGATAAATGCAGCAAAGAAAAAAGATGCAAAAGAAAAAGCAGTAGCAGTACTAGGCGTAAAATCAAAAACAGCAGATGCTTTGGTTAATGCTGAACAACAATTTAAAGCTGACGTTCAAAGCATGGAATGGAATTCCATTACACAAAATTATCAAAATGCAAGTAATCTTGCAACCTTGACAGCAGAGATGGATCAAGAAAACATGAGTGTAATTTCTGAAAACAACAGACAATTTTTAGAGAAAAATTTTGATTTATTTTCCAATTACATATCAGATAAATATCAAGCAACCCCTGGTGTTGTTCAGTTTATAGATAAAAGAAATGGTCAACCAACTATGCCTATGATGGGTGCACAATTACCCGATGGTAGATTAATGGTTCCTGCTGATTTAACAAGACACCCTGGCCTTGTTGATGCAAGTGGTAGACCTCTTATGGTCGATATAGGTCTTTATGCCGACACAAGTATAGATGGTGGGGGATCGACTTTCTCATCTGGTGGTGATTTACCAGGAGGTGAAGCACTAAAGGTTGGAAGTATACAAGGTTTCAATGATTATCAAAGCTCTTTAAACCAAACAGCGGCAGCAATGGTTGGTTTATCACAATTAAGAACTTCATTATCAGCTAGACCAGACCGTGCAGGTTGGGCAGGTTTAGCGAGAAGTGTTTGGCAAGATGCATACAGAAACGTTGTTGTAGCTTGGCAATCTGCTACAGGTGACTTTGCTACTGACGATTTTGATTCTCAGTTTTACTCACCAAGCGCTAACAAACGATATTATATTACTGATTTATTGACCGATGATCTCGGAACAATACAACAAGAAGATGCAAACGGTAATGTTGTAAGAGAAAGTATACTTTCTCCAGCACAGAAAAAAGGTTTAAGTGCAGCGGTAAACGCTGGTCAACAAATACTAATGACCGATCATGATTTGTACAGAGCAGCAAAGAATGAAGGTTTAAAAGAATTTAAGTTATCAGATGGTACTTTTATTGACATGGATCAAGCGGATTCCATCTTTCCTACTTTATATACTTCACCAGGTAGTGGCGGTTACGATGCTGACTTACCTAAAAACGAAGTACGTGTACAATCTTTGATTTATGCTTTAGCTAGAGCACGTAAGTCTTCAGGAAGATTAAACAAAGATGATATTGAAAGAGCATCTCTTACTTTGAACTTATATGGTAAATCTGATCTTGGTATTGATGCATCTTTACAAGAAGTACAAAGAGAATTTCAAACATATATAAGAGATCAAATATCTGGTTTTTATCAAGTTGCTCATAACCCAAGAGATAAATCAGGGAGAGATCCTTTTATTACTTGGATGAATGATTGGGTAATGCGTGGCAACTATTTACCTTCATATTTAAATGAGTTTGCACAAGATAATTTATCAGAAAACATATATAATAAAGCAGCTTTTAGAACTGTCGATGACATAAGTATTCTGGGCACTGATTCAGGTGCAAGTGGTACTATGGATATTCAGATACAAGGAGAAGTAGTGGAGCCAAATAATTAATGACACAGATAACATATAAATTACCAGCAGAGTTTAGTCAGAGTTTAGGTTTTAACGATCATCAATTTGAATTTCAATTAGATCAAACAGTAAAAGCTGATAACGGCACTAACAGAAATATTAAGAACAGTCCTTTTCCAAGAAATACAATGGAAAGAGACATGCTGTTACAAGAAATATTTAAGTATGGGCAACAGCAGCAAAAATTAACAGGCACATTTCCTGAAGAGGCAATGCTTTTCTTATCACAAAAAGCATCTGAGGGTCAGTCTGGGAATATGCAAGGTGAAGTAGAAAAAGTTATACAAACTGCAGAGAGAAGACAAGACGATCCTATTGGGTTTCAATCATCTTTAATGAAGTTTGAGGGTCAAACAACTCCTTACAAGACTGATTTTATGAGCTTACCTGGCAGTGTTGTGCCTATACCGTGGATTGCAGGTGATGAAGAAGGCGGTTTACCAGCAACACTTGATAACATAGTTCAAGATGCAGTCACTTTTGCAAAAAGAAGATTGCCAAAAGATCCAAAAGAGTCGGGTAGAATTGCAACAGTAATTGCAGCTGATGCTGGATTAATGCTTGCTTTAAGAAAAGCAGGTAAAGCTAACACACCTTGGGGTATGAGTTTTCAAGATTTTTTAATGCCAAGAGTTATGAAAGCATTAAACAAAGCTTCGGGTGCTGGTACTATTGGCACTGGTGCCGCTGTTGGTGGTACAAGTGGTATAGCGTCAGCAACATACGACATAGCATACAACTGGGCAAACAGATCATATAGAAATACTTTTCCAACTGCATTTGAGATGACAGAAGATGGTGAGTTCAAATTAGATGAACAAGGTAATAAAATACCAAAACAGCCAAGCATAACAGAAGACATGTTGCAAACAATGAACTCAGCAATGTTTGAGGCTGCCTTTTCTGGTGGTGCTGCAGCAGGTGTACTTGGTGCACAAAAACTTTGGAAAAACTTTGTAAGTAAAGGAACAGGTATAGATGCAACGGATTTAACACAACAACAAATGCAAAAACTTGCTGCAGAATATAACATACCAATGTCTATTATAGCGGCTACACCGAATGAAAGCGTTAAAGGTTTTGCAAGAATTATTGGTGTATTTCCATTTGTTGGTGGACCTTTACGTCAAGCTCAAGATCAATCAAGAGTAGCTTTAAATAGAGAAATACAAAAAACTTTCATTGAATTAGCTCCTTACCATAAGACTGTAGATATTATTCAAAACCTTGGTGAAAAAGGCTACAAATCAATGAAAGAAAACTTCAATAATTTTAGTGGTATGAAGGCTGCTTTGTACGAAGCATATGATGACGTAGCAGACGAAATTACAGAATCTTTTATACCTACTGCTCGCATGAGAGATTACCTTACATCTATTGTACCAAGATCAGCACCAGAATTAGCACTTACGTCAAATGTTACTGCAGGTCAAAGATACATATCTACTGTTAGAGAAGCATTAGAAGGTGTATCAGGTCAGGTAGGTCAAGGAGACAATACAGTGAAAGCTTTGACGGCTCTTGCAAATATGCCAGAATATTTATCAGCAAAAGAGTTTAGAGAACTACAAAGACTTGTAAATGAATCTATAAGAACTTTAAACCCTAGCACTGGCGGTGTGTCCATGGGATCATCACCAGCTGTAAGTAAGATACTGGGTTTGATTTCTAAGAATCTTAAAGATGGTTTAGATGATATAACGAATTGGAAACAAATGTCTGGTAAGAATCAAGTGTTAGCAGAAGTAGCTAAACAAAGACTAAACGATGCAAATACTTTTTTTCACTCAAATAAAGATGATTTTGCTTCTTTCTTTGCTGGTACAGGTGCAACAAGAGTAGGTCAAGCAATAGAAACGACTGTAGATTCAAGATTTTTTCAACCAAATGCGCCAAAAGCTCCAGGCACTAAACAAGTTGATGAGCTGTTTGAAACATTTATGGACCCTAAAACAATTTCTGTAAGTTTAAAAGCACAGGCTGAATTATACAGACAAGTAGGACCAAAAGTTTTCAAAGAATTAGCAAGCGGCTACATGGATAAACAACTTTCTAAGTATGTCACAATAGCTGACACAAATGTAATACCAATAAAAGGTAAGAATGGAATTACATATGATCAAAGAGGATTAATAAAAGATTTTGGAGACGTTAGAGGCGTTTCCGAAGGAGTGCCAATACTTGATGTACGAGGTTTAAGACAAGCTTTTGGTTTAGAAAATGTAAGACCAGGTGAAGTTGGTACAATGATGGCACGTTCAAACAACGTTGCTATGGCAAACATGTTTAACCTTATGGGTAAGGATGGAATAAAAGCTTATAAAAAATTAGATGACTTACTAACATTAGCAGAACGTGTACAAAGTTTTGACGTAGCGGATGTATCTAAATTCGTACAACGTCGTGGAGTTTTAGCTGGACCAAAAGCAATTACAACTGGTTTAACGGTTGGTGTTGGTTTAGGTAATCCTGTCGGAGCTCTTGGAATGATTTTACTTACAAGAGGTATTTCTAAGTTTTTAGCAAGTCCAAAAGCATATGCGAATATGATGAAAGGGTTAGATGATAATTTATCACCAGCTTTGCGTAGAGATGCGCTAATAGAAGTTGTAAAATTTGTAGATGACGAAGTAGGTTTTGATAAGAGTAAAGGTGAAGTGTCGCCATCACCTATAAGAGTAGCAGGCACTGATTCTGCTTTAATTACAAGAGAAGCTCCTGAAGCTGAAAAAGCAAGACAAAAGGCAAAGAAAACAGTTCTAGGTATAGAAGAATTTTACGGTAAAAAAGTTGATGCTCTGACCATACCAGAAATGTTAAATTATTTTATTGGAAAAGCAAAAGAAGCTCCTGGTTCCGAGTTTTCTAAGTACATAGGATTTAGATTAAACGAACAAACAGGTGGTTTAGAGCCTGTAAAAAAAGTCGGTGGCATTGGTTTGAATAAAACAGATGAACAAAACTTTTTATTAGCTAATTTAGACCCTGCAGAAAAATTAGCAAAAGATATATTTGGTGAAGAAGAAGGAGCTCGTGTAGCTAAATTTGCAGAAGCAGAAGCAAAAACAGAAAGTCTCAAAGGTGCACAAGAATCAGTTGGTGCAGGAACTTATGATGTAGACATAAAAGGTTCAGGTTTTATTGATGAAAGTCAATTTCCTGGTGGTAAAATTACACGACAACAAAACTTTGGGCCAAATCCTTTCTTAACTGGCTTAAGTAAATTTTATCAACAAAATATCGCACCAGCTTTACAAATGGACCCACGTAGACAATTTATGAATCAAATTATGGGAAAAAATAAACTAAATCAAAACCAAAAAATCGCCATGGCTGATGGTAATTTAAACCAAGCACTTGCCTCAAGAATGAACAAAGGTGGCATTGTAGGAAAGGTTAAGTAATGTCAATATTTGGTAAAAAAGGCACCGCTGAACCAAAAGGAGAACATAAGTTTGCAAAAAAACTACGTTCTATGGAAGAACGGGGTAAAGGCGATACAGAGGCTGCAAAAGTTTTTAGAGATTATTTAGCAGGTGTTTCTGTTAACCGTGGTGGAGATAGAGGTAGAGTTACGGGAGATCAAGATCCTTCTTTCACTTCACCTGATCAAGCTGGTAATCAGGCAAGAAAACAAGCTTTAGGTATTATGGACGCCTTAAATCAAGGAAGTATAATGCAGGGAAAATTTGGAACATCTGAAATGATGGACAAGGCTATTGATATACAAGGGCGCCCTGGTGGAATAAGAAGTTTAGATCCAGAACTTTTACGTGCAGGACTTGATGACAAACAGTATTTTAATTTTAGACAACAAATGATGGAGGAAAATCCTGAAGCTTATAGAGACGCATTTCCTGGTGCAAGTGGTGATTTACTAGAGTCTGTTGGAGGACCTTTAACTGGAGTTTTAACTGGCAATCCATTTGGTATTATTAGTAATTTTTTTAAAGACACCATACAAAACAAATTAGGTGTGCAACAAATGGGTCACGGTGGTGTTATGAGCATGGCAGATCCTGCAATAGCAATTACGATAAACATGGGTCCAGGTTTACCAGTAAATATGCAAGAAATTAAAGAACAAAAGATGGCTTACAATAAAAACAAAATGGCAGAAGGTATGTCTGGACAAAGAAACATGGATGCAGTAGATTTGGCGCCAGACTTAACAAGGGGAATATGATTGAGATAAACTTTAGGAACGCCGTTTGGTTCGGTTTAATATTAATTTCCGCTGGGGTGACTTGGGGTATGCTTTCTCAACGATTGGAAGCAATTGAAACAAAGCAACAAATGCTAGAAAAG